TGAGGCCTATCATTTGGTTACATGAAGCTGTAACGCATTGTGACGACAGGAGGAAAAATGGATAATAAAACTATATCAGATATCTTCGTGGATGTCTATAACCGGTTCTGGATGAAATGGCGCGACCGTGTGCCGCCAGAAGATTCAGGGGAATGGGATGTACTGAGAGCGGAAGCAGATGCAATCAAGGAAAAGTATGGGAACCATATGGTTCGGAAGTGGGAAGGTACATCCCCTACAACGGAGGAAGAGCCGGTAGCGTCTCCACTTGTTAATTTTGTTATGGATGAACTGGAGGCCAGAAGCAGAAAGGGGCAGCGATGAAGATAAAATACATACGCAATGAAGGCCGCCCGGGAATAAGAGGATTTTATTATTATGGGACAAATGTGTATTACAAAAATTTGAGTGCGACAGGAAAGATTATTGCACTGATAAGGCCGAGGAAAGGAAAAGAGTCATGAAGAGATTAACACAGAAAGATGAGCAGGGAAATTGGTGCTTGAAGGGAGTGTCATGGGAACAGCTGCATGAAGGACAGGTAATCACCAAGCCTTTACGGGAGCGGCTGTATGGAGCCCTCTGGAAGTTGATGGAGTATGAGGATACCGGTCTGGCGCCGGAAGAAATCAAGGCGTTAAACGCGAACAGAAAAACATCGGAGCACCGCTGGATCCCGGTGGATGAGCGGCTGCCGGAAGATGATAATTATATTCTATTATCGTTCAGCAATTTCTCTCTTCCGCTGATTGGAAGATATGAGGCTGATAATGATGGTGGAGGAGCGTTCTATCTGGGCGATAATGATGAGGGAGATACCTGTCTATCAGCGGATCTGTATGTTAATGCCTGGCAGCCGCTGTCGGAGCCATACCGGCCAGAGGAGTGAGTTTCTCCCAAGGAATTACTTGGTATCCTTGGGAGCACAGAGGGCCTGATGTGCAGCCATAGTGGCCAGAGAGTCACCGATCTGTACAAAGATGGAGCTGATCAGGGCGATCTCTTCTGGAGACTTGCCATCGGCAATACAGCAGGCCAGAGCAGAAATCGTTACTGTAAGTTCACAAGAATCCATGATATCACCTCAGGACAGTATATGTGTTGATATCATGGATAGAACAAATTTAGCCTTTGGAGGAGAAGATGAAAAACATAGATCGCATAAAAAGCATGAGCGAAGAAGAACTGACGGAATTACTTTATGGAATTCCATTCGATTGTTCGGAAAGATGTCCGGATTTTGGAAACGGATGCTTTGGAACGTGTACGCATGATGATGGCCGGGAATTTATACGTGACTGGCTGAATGAAGAAAATTAAGGTTTGATGGAGGAAAAAAGGTGGATGCAGTTGGAAGTATCAGTGTGATACGAAATTTTATGGGAAATGCTGGACGTAATATGTGCAATGACAGTTTATACAAAGCATTAGAGGATGCGGATACGGCATTGCAGTTGCAAATCCCAAGAAAAACGATAGTAAAGATTTTAAACGAAGATGTAAGCGCAGGAATCGTAGTATTTAAAGCGGGAACAAAGGTACATTACTGTCCAGAGTGCCTTGGAGCCGTTTCGGGATCACAAAATTATTGTAATAGATGTGGCCAGAAACTGATTTGGTAAACTGAAATTTGACAGTGAAGTGTCTGGCAGATGTGTGGGAGTAAGTGAAAGATTGGAAGAAAAATGATTAGTGAAATGCCGTATAACTTCGAATACGAAGGTATTAATTATTCGTTAGTTGAGCAAGTCGATAAATCAACGTTTTTACATAACTTTATTGATAAAAAGTACAGAGAAGATTGTTTGTTTGCTATTTTGTATCCATATGAAGATAGATTAAATAAAGAAATAAAATTCAGAGATACAATTAATAATAATCTGGGATTTATAAACGATTATTTCTATGATTGTCAGATTGCGATATATGACAGGATGACGAGATTAGAGATTCCAGATAAAAAATGTGGGAATTGCCAATATATGTATCGGCACTATTGTGAATCGGACAATATGCTTGGATTCGTGATGTTGCAAGAAGGACATTGCTGCAAAATAAGCAGAATAAAAACAAGAAAGATTGGCGATAAACCATATAAACCAGATTGTTTTGAGTGGAATGACCAGTGCAGACAAATAGTTAATCAACTTTCTAAATGAAACGTTGATCTATTGGTTGATCAATTTAAGATTAAGTAAAAGTGTGTATCTATACACGGAAGGTGGCAGAGGCATGGCAAGACCAAAGAAAGAAGCCGATAAGAAGTACATCCGGCAGAACATAAGCATGGATCCGGAGCAACTAAAACGGGTAACTGCCTTCTGCCAGAAGGAGGACAGGGCCATAAGCTGGGTAATCCGGCAGGCCCTGGACAAGTATCTCAATGATAATGTTGCGTAAGATTACATAACGTTACACAACGAAACTGACATTTGAAAGAGATAGAGGAGGAGCAGAAATCATGATCATGTGGCAGTACACAAACAACCTTAATGATATCAATACAGCGATTCTGGAGAAGGCCAGTAATTGGGAAGGTATAACAAGTGAAAATATCATCTCAATAACCTTTGATACGAGTCATATGTGCTATGTTGTATTTTGGAGAGTATGAATGGCAGAGTAACTAATCTGACATTTGAGAGGCGAGAAATAATGCATGATTTTATAAGATATTCAGAGATAGATGAAAACAAAATATTGCCATGTCCATTCTGTGGAGGCCACGCTGTCTTAATAAAAACGTATTGTAAAGATACAAAATACATAGGGTATCACATATTTCACGGGAATTGCTCTCTGGCGGGTGCCCTGAGGACGAGCAGTTTTAATACACCGGAAGAGGCAATTAAAAAGTGGAATAAAAGGATGGGATAGTCATGTGGCAGAAGAAAAATCCATACCTGGAATACGCCATAGCCCTGCTGCGGGGCCAGAAAGAAGGGATACATAATGGGGATTGTAAAAACGGAGGCCCAAAGGAAGGCGAACCGGCTG